TTTTGCTGGTTTATCAAAGTCTCCCATTTCTTCTTCAATCTCATGAAAGTGATCTTCGTCCTCCCAAGGATCAAGCAACCTTGATAATTTTTCTTTGGCTTCTTTCTTAGTTATTAAACCATGAACAACTTCATGGTGTACGTTAATAATCTCATCTTCCCAAAGTGCTTTTACTCTTCCCATAATATCTCCATTAATATTTACTATTACATATATATAAGTAATACTTAGGAGATATTAAGTCAAGTATATAATCTTTTATTTTTTCTTGGCTGTTATGGGATACACTTAACATATAGTTTCTGTCATATTTTTTTGTTTATAAAAATTTTTTAAAAATAGGTGTAACCAGTGTAACCTTGTAACCAATGGGTTCAAACCCTTGGTATGCTTAAGGGTGTTGGTTACACTTTGGTTACAGATGTTACACTTTAAAGCCGACCGCGTCATTTTTTTTCCTTTTTTTATTGAAAAAATATGGGAGAAACTCTATTATTTTTTCATGCCACTTACTAATAGACAAAAAACTTTTTCTAAACTCATAGTTGAAGGGACTTATTCTAATTCTGAATGTGCCAGACAAGCTGGTTATTCTGAGGGTCAGGCCAGAAAGACTGCGAGTTTGCTCCTTAATGGTAGAGACTTTCCTCTGGTAGTTGAACACATCAAAGAACTCCGTGAGAATTACGAAAGGAAATACGGAGTAACTCTGATGGGTCAGTTGAAAAGGTTTGCAGATCTTTCCAAAGGCGCTGAAGAGGCTGGTCAGTGGTCTGCAGCCGTTAATGCAGAAAAATACAGATCTAGTCTTGGTGGTCTTTCGGTTGATCGAAGGGAAACAAACATAACCCATAGCTTAGATAAGCTCTCTCGTGAAGAAATCATTGGTCGTCTTGCAGAAATAAGAAAGAATTACCCCTCTGCGTTTGAAGGCGAATATAAAGTGGTCGAAGAGAGTGGAAGGGCGAGGTCTCTCTCCGACCTGGGCAAATAGCAATTCCCGATATTGCTCCGTGCATTTCAAAGATAGATCAAACATTATTTATAAGTCAACTCTTTCTTGATTATCTTTAATGCTTTCACTAAATCTATGGTTGTTTGCCTACTATGCTCGTGTACGTTATCAAACACAATTTCGGCATAGTTATCTAAAAGATTTTTGATTAACTCTAATTCATTACTTTTCATTTTCAATCTCCTTCTTGATTGCTAATCCAATTAACTTTGCATTTTGTGGAACGATTGCATTACCTAATGCTTTTAGTCTGTTGGCTCTGTCTTTTTGATCCACAACTATTCTTGGGACTCCTCTAGGCTCGTCCAACCAATAGGATAACCCATCAACCACTCCGTCCAATCGCAATTCAATCTTCCGTCTCCTTCCGTTTGATACATTTTCATACCCAAGTCCATTTGTCTCCCCTTCTCTACTCGGTTCTCCCAAAAGTCCTTGTTTCCGTTGTAACTGTGTTTCTTCAGACTTGAAGTCGGAGTTGGAAAATTCCATTCTTTCATTCGTGGTGGTCTCAAGGTCACTCCGTTCATCATGGCTTGTGCTTCTGCTTCCGTTAGTTCCCCTCTCTCCACTTTCTTTCTGAAGATCATTGTCTGTCCCTCCGAGGCGTGTCCAAAACCCTTGGTCGTAGGGGTCGGATACATTGCCATTGTCTTGGGATCCACTTGTTCTCTCAAGTTGCTCGGTCTTTTGCGACCTTTTCTGTGTCCCTCTTGCATCTTCTTGGTAGCTTCTGCACTTCTCGGAGGTAGGGAATCCATAGTCGTAGGGGTCGCCCAAGTTTCGACAGATGATCCAAAGTCTGTCCCTTTTGTGTCTTGCTCCGATTGCACTAGACGGAAATACAAATGTCCTCGTGTGGTAGTTGAGGCTTTCCATTGCAAACAATACCTCGTCAAGTCCCAATGAGAGGTGTCCATAAACATTTTCGAAAACACAATAAGTGGGTCTGATTTGTTCAATAAGTTTATGCAAGTACGGAAAGATGTGGCGAGGGTCTTCTGTGCCTCCCCTTTTACCACTTGTTGAGAAGGGTTGGCATGGATATCCAGAGGTGAGGATATCTGGTCGTTCTGAAATAAATCTTGTTGGGTCATCTGCGATCTCCTTTACATCATCATAGATTGGAAT